AAATTTGCAACGGCATATGTGAAATCTAATGTTATAAATTCGGTTGATTGTCTTATGTTGACATACTCCCCTGATGCTGATCTAAGGCCTGTACCGTATGCGTTAAATTTGCTCGTATTGGTTCCTGAAAAATATGGAGTATCCCAATGCAGCGAACCAGATTCCATCATTTTTATTCCAGCGCCAGAACTACCACCTAAATAAATACTAAGGGTATCAAACTCTTGATATGTAGATAAATGAAATCCAATATTTGCAATATTTCGACTATCAGTTGCTGCCAACCAATTATACAAGTACCCGTATTTTATACCAGTTATTTGTGGTTGCGTACAGAACCAATTATAAAGCCTGCCATAACCGCCAAGTTGGACAACATAAAGCAACTTTCTTATACCCCCGCTAAAACTTGTCAATATATTTCCCGATACTCCTCTTAGTATTTTCATTCCAATATAGTTATGGTACTATAATCCAATCAAAAGTAACTGCACCTGTTATGGCCGTTAAGTATGTTACTGTAAATTGAGTTGTCGATTTACTTGTCACATAAAAAACAGCAGCAGCCAACATGTCTGTTGGAGTTACGCAAACTTTATATGTAGTATTTGCCATTGTTTGTCCGATTGTTACGACAAATGTAGTAACTGCTGTAACTGTTTGAGAAAATGAACCTGCAATTGGCATCAAACTTATCACGGATTGTAAATTATTATATACCACTTTTGCTGAAGGGTATTGAGCATCAGTCGAACCTGAATTTAAAGATGTAATCTTATTTGTCGATAACTCGTAACTTCCTACTGGCTGATATATTCCTGAATGATTGTGATCTCCATAAGCAGCCAGAGAATGAGTCGTTCCAAACCCAGGGAAAACCGATAATGGTATAAATTCAAGCCCTGTTTCGTCCGCCTTAACACTAACCAATAATCCTCCACTTCCAGTATACAACTGAGGCACATCCGATAAATCAGTAAATTCTGCCTCTTTTGTCTCAGTGAATTCTAAACCATTTTCTGATACATTCACAGTAGGGATGCTCAATGCATCCCCTGCGTACGTCGATGGGCAATCTGTTAAATCAGTAAACGCGGCAGTTGTCCCGGTTCCTTTTGGTGTGAGAGTTGTTAAGTCGGCCTCAAAGTAGTACCAATGACCCGATATATTTACTTCTAAATAATGAGCGCGTGAAATTAGTGGAATACTTGCCAGAACCTCATCGGTCGAGTCATACGGAACACCATTATTATATTTCCTTTCGTCTAAATCGGGCGTTTCGGATTTTGGGTAAAAACCTATTGAAACTTCTGTTCCTATTGTCATAGCATAAAGATATAATTTACTGTGTAATCGGTTACTGATGTTTGCCGTGCAAATGTGTAAATAGTGTAATTTTCGATTATTCCGGAATTGGTAAAATTGGCGGCAGTCTTTATGAATCCGCTTATTATTTCAAACCCGCTTTGGTCTTTTACACTTGTAATATCGCCCCAAGTTGTCGGATATGCGATACAATATCGTTTCGTGTCAATATTGTAAATAAATGACTGATTTGATTTTTCAGACGGCCTATTTTCAAGTGTTTTAATAATCGCCTCCGACGGGCTTAGATTACTCACAAAACCAATATAAACAGATTTGCGCGTTTCTGTTGGAATTGGAATAACTACGTCAGGCAAAGATTCTCCGCCGGTAGGATTTCCACCCCCCACTATTGCACCGCTTGTTCCTGATAGTACCGTTGTTGATTCGGGGCTGTTTGGTAAAAATCGCGTTGCATAAATAATATCGGCATTTTGTGAAATTTGATTTACTGCCTGATCTGCGGTTAATGTTTCATCCCAGACAAATAATTGACCGCTGGCAGGATTTACATTGACGTTATCAATATTATTATCTTCGATCAATTTATTTAGTAAATCCAATGTTCCGTATGTGTTTAGGCAAATATCAAAAATATTTTGATTGTCAACCGATTTATATTGTAACATTTGTCTGTATTTTTAATGATCCGTTTGTGTCATAGGTGACTATTGGCCTTGCGTCGTACCCATCCGATTGAAGGTTTAACTTCATTGACCTGGCCAATTCCTGCTGTATTCCTTTTGCTTTTAAATAGGTTTTAATTCCTACGCCTTCGGTGAAGTTTTCTTTCCACCATCCCGGCGCTGAATTGATCGTATCAACAATATGCTGATCGTCTGATTCGGCCATAAATACATCGTGATTTGAAATTACAATGTCGTTGTTTTCTAATAAAATATCGGTTCTAATTCCCATGTTTTACTTTTTTATTTTCAAGATCGTTAATTTTTGTTTTAGTCAAGGATTGTCCAGACCATGCGGAGGTGATTGTTTTTAAAGCTAATCCTCCGTCTGATGGGACAATTACCCATGAATTAAAAGCATTTTTAAGGTTATTTAAATCCTTTTCCAGAGCGTTTAATTTATCAACCGTTTCTTTAATCTTCAATAGCCCACCAAACGAACCGTCATTGAATTTAATTGTCGTTACAGCGTCAATGGTTATATTTTCAAGCTCTGAATACTGACAAACAAACGGCTCAACTAATCGCGAAAATATCACTTTAACAGTAGACCCGATAACCGGCTCAAATAATATCCCATCGTCAATAACGGCCATTAATCGAACGTTCGGAAGATCGTATTCTGTTTGCCCATCAATTACTATACAGTCGCATGTTCTGGCTTGAATATTAACGCTAATAACTTCGGCATTGCAATAGCTTACCTGATCGACCTTATGTGTACCGACCATTTTATTAATTGCTTCATTTATGCTTCTATCGCTCATATAACTAATTTATAATCAAGCTCGATGGTCTGACGAAGTCCATCAAACCCGCCTGAATATTCAACGCCTTTAACTTTATATAATCCATTTCGTTCGGGTAATTTAGGATCAATAAAATTTACATTGTCTCCCATCCTGACAAATGGTAATCCAAATGTAACAAATTTGCCCTTAAATCCGGTATAGTAAAACTTTTTTATTTCAGCTGTCGCCAAACTGATTAATTCAGTAATATTCTTTGCAAAAGGATAGGGCAGCGTCATTCGTTCGCCTCCGGTATTTGGTGGATAATCTTCGCCTTTTTTCTTAATAAATACGGTCGGCTTATCGCTCCCGCCTCTCAGTGTGACTAATACCTCCAATCGATTGCATTTCGTTTTAGCGTGGCCGTCCTTTGTTACTTTCCCGGTCAATTCCTCAATCTTGTTCGATGCTACAATACTGATTACGGTGTCTTCTTTGCGTTGATATTCAAGTTCGTCCGAAATGATATCTTGTTGAAAAGTAAAAGTGTGCGTATTTGCTTCGCCTTCGATATAAATAACGGCTCCGCATCTTAACTCATTTCCTTTAAAATAGCTTTCAAAATGATAATGTTTGCGAAGCCTGGCCAATACCTCAGCCACCGTTTCGTCACCCGTCCTGAACTCTCCAAGCGTTGTACTTGTTAAAGAATTTACCGTAAACTGATAATTTGGATTTGCTTTATTGTAGTCAACCAAGAGTATTTTCAAAATATCTTCAAGTGTTTCGGTTGCCTTGAATGTTCTGGTAATGGCAGGGATTTGTTTTAATTTCCAAGTGTTGTCTTCAAAGTGTAGTTCAATAGGTTTTTTTGACGTAACTTTTGAAATAAAACCCTGAAATAAATGGCTATTTTTTTCCTGATTGAATGTGCCACGGAATATTTCTTTCCCTTTATCAAAGAATTTATATCCCCAATCCAAAGTAATCGAATCACCCCTTAAGAATAAAGGATTGGCATTTGAAAAACCTCCGATATTTACATTGGTCCCAAACAATGAAATCAGCTTATTACCCGCATCCCTAACATATAGATTTTTAGGAATGATTATTTTGCCGTCGTTGGTCATATCGCGCCAAGTATCAGAACATTCCATTTCGTGAACAAAATCAAAGCTGATTGTTTTTGTCCGCTGTGGAAAATCCTCTGTCGGGATTTGAACTATTGTAACCTGTGTGACTACTCTATACATTACATTCCTGTTATTTTCAATTCCTGAGGCGTGTCAGATATTGCATTTAACGAAAAGGTTTGATACGAATAACCGCCCTCTTCTTGCTCTAAGTTTCGATCTTCAAAGATTACTGAGTCAATATCCATTGTCTGAAGGTAAACAGAAAAAACTGGAATAGGAACCGGAGCTTTAATTAACTTCATTAATTCAGCAACCTGTTCT